GTATCAAAGTATAAGTCACCAACATCTAATGATGTGGTAGGTGCAGAAGCTGAGATACGATATACTTCACCAAAGTTATTTACTGAAGCAAGGTTGCTTGCCACTGTGTTGACGTTAGCTATAGAACCACCAACAGAGTTTACATTTGATATGTTAGTTGCTACTGTGTTTATATTTGTAGAGTTAGAGTTAACTGAGTTAATGTTAGTTTCATTAGCTGCTACTGCATTAATATTACTAGAGTTACCTGCTACAGAATTTATGTTAGCTATGTTAGTTGCAGTAGTTGTTACGTTAGCATTATTGTTTGCAACAGTTGTAACGTTACTATTAATACCAGCTACTGTGTTAATGTTAGATGCATTACCTGCAACACTTGTAACGTTAGCAGAGATTCCTGCTACTGTGTTAATGTTTGCATTATTTCCAGCTACTGTATTAACATCTGCAATATTAGTTGCTACTGTACCAATGTCTGTAGCATCTCCAGCTACAGCTGTAACGTTAGCAGAGATTCCAGCTACTGTTGTTACATTCCCTGATATTCCTGCAACTGTGTTTACATTTCCTATGTTAGTTGCTGTAGTATTTACATTAGCTATAGCACCACTTACAGTGTTGACGTTAGATATAGCACCTCCAACAGTGTTAACATTAGCTATGTTAGTAGACACAGTATCAATATCTGATACAGCTTCGTTCAAGTCATCAGCAGCAGTCTCAATCTCTGAGATAGCCTCATTAAGGTCATTAGCTACTGTTATAACATCTGCAATGTTAGTTGCTACTGTGTTAACACTAGCTATATTTGTAGACACTGTACCAATATCTGTAGCATCTGCTGCTACTGCATTTACATCTGCAATGTTAGTTGCTACAGTGTTAAGGTTAGAAATGTTAAGTGAGTTTAACTGAGCTTTATCAGCAGGAGTTAACCAAGTATTCTCAATGTAATCCTTTGTTGCAGCATCTTGAGCATTTGTAGGATTTGCTACATTCTTAATGACTTTGCTTTCTGCATCCCATTTACTATCTACATCTTCTTGGATAGTATCGTCAGTTAAGTCAACAGCTTCTTGCGATGAATGAAAGATTTGTATGTTAGCATTGTCTAAATCTTCTTCAGTTAGCACTGAACCAGAAGCAAAGTCTACTGCACGTGATGTTAAATCTGTTGTACGTCTAACTTGTACGACAGTTCCACTAGCAGGAGCACTGGTTAATTGCACTTGAGAAGAAGAAGGGAAAGTCAAACCTGTTTGAGCTACCCCATCAACTGTAACACTTATCTCACTAGTCGCAGTGTACGTAAAGGGGATACTAAATGTAGTTGTAGTATTATCCCCAGTATAGTTTTCATATGATAATGGCATTTGTATTCCTCGTTATTAATGTTGTAACTTTAGGTTTAGTTAGCAAATTGATTAGATGTATAATTTAATATCTGTCTAGCTCCATATAAAGACTGATAAGGAAGTAACCTTAAAGCTTTTCTATACTCAGACTCTTTAAAGTCACCTTCAGAAAATAAAGAATTTATACTTGTACCTGCTCCATAAAGTAAAGAAACAGCTGGGGGAGTAATAGCATAAGAGTTACCTGTTAAAACACCTGTAGAAAGTTGAGTTATATAACTAAATATAGAAGCTGCTCCTATTTGTGAAGCTGCTCCTGCTACAATGTTCTGCCATTCAAAACGTTTCTCAAGATATTCCTCTTTATCACTACGTCCAGCAGCATTAAGATGTGTTCTAGCTACATACATAAGAGTACCCATACCCATAGCTGCTGTTAAAAGTTTAGCAACTGCTAAGGAATCTCCTCCCATTATTCTAACACCTAAACGTTGGCTTTGTTGTTCCATAGATGAAAAAGTAAAGTTCATAAATTGGAACATTGACCTACCTACTTGAGTAGACTTTAAATATCTATTACTAGTTGCTAAGTCAGATTCCTGAACATTTGTTCTAGCATCTTTAAAACCTACAGCACTAAAATCTTCTGCTACATTTTTATCCCATTTTTGAATATTTAGTTCTTTAATAGTACCGTTAGGATTCCTTGTAACAATTTTAGGATTGTTAAGGGTCTGCATTATCTTGTAACCCATTTCGTCAGTTATACCAAGTTGTTGTCTTTTAATAGCAGAAAAAGGTAATTTACCTTTACTAGCAGCTAAAGCAAACTCATTAGTAAAATGTAACATAGACATCCTACGTAAGAATTGTGTAACACCTGTAAGACCAGATAAATAAGCTACATGTTTTTGAGAAGCTAAAGCAAACTTCTCTGTAATTCTTCCTGTCTTACTTCCAATTTTTTGTGTAATTGTATTTCCTAAGTCTTCTCCATCCATACGTGTTAAATTAGACCAATTACCTAGAGCCACTTCATTACCTAAACCAAGAGCTTGTACTAGTTCCCTTATTACATTTGGGTCAGCATTTGGTTTAGTTAAATCTGTAAAGAGTTGTTTATACTGAGGAACAGACTTAAGTATAGTCATAAAACTATACTCCATCATAACGTTAGTCAACTCCATTAAAGCTGACATACCAGACATGCCCATGTTAACAGCAAAACTAAAAGCTCTCAGAGCTATATTAAAGTCGTGTACTGTTTGAGTTTCTCCTCTATGAGCTAATCTACCTGTGATACCATCATACATAAAATCAACAGCATCAGTAAGTTGTTGTATTTCAGCTGAAGTTTTACCTTTAGCAGCTGCTTCTTCTTGTATACCTTTTTTAATAAAAATATCAAATTGAGAACCTGCTACATTAGTATTAATACCATTTCTAGCTAAACCTATAGCACCTGACATCTGAAAGATGTAAGAATTTATTAGTTGTTCACCATCTTCTTCTAGTAAATCACTAAATCTAAGTTCTTCCATCTGACCATTTTTATTAACAGCTTGTATAACAGTGCCTTCATTTAAGATTACACGAGAATGAGCACGTTTAAAATCTTTAGTTGTCTTAGCTTTTGTTAAAATTTCTGTTATATCATCTATAGCTTCTTCATCAAACAAGTCTCCAAAAAGTTTGTCCATGTCTTCTCTAAGAGTTGGACTAGAATCAGTTAGACCTGATTTTCTAAAGATAGGGTTTATTATACTTCTTGTATAACCCTTAGCCATTTTTCTAATATAATCATTAACCATATCAAAAAGCTGTTCGTCTGTCTTGCCTTTTGTTTTACCTTTTTTACTTAATGTTTTTAAAACTTGGTCTTCTATATTAGGCTGACCTTCACGTATAGCTTTTTCTACAACAAGTTCAAATTGGTCATCATTAAACTTTTGTTTTAAGTTATTAATTTTAGGTTCATTAAACTGTCTTGTTAAATAATTATCAATAAATTGTTTCTGTGCACTATTAAAACCAGCTACGTTATATGTTATAGCTTCATCAAACAATTCATTTTTTACTCGTCTGCCTTCTTTTGCTACTTTAATTACCTCTTCACCTACGTCAGTATCTATACCTCTCATGTAACGTGCTAAAGCAGTATTAAACTCTTCTTCAGTTAAACCTGTTCTTTTAACCCACTTAGCTCTTTCTCTAGGTAATAATGTAGAAAGTACTAAACGATATTGCAATTGATATTTACTCATAAGTTCAGTAACAGACTTAGGATTAGTAGCTTTACCAAACCCTTGAAAACCAGCTGCATTCATGCCCAAAGCATTACCTGCAAACCTAGCTCTATCTACATCTGAGCCTAATAGTCTTGAACCTGTAGCTATTAAGTTACGTAATCCAAACAAATTCCATCCAGCTTGTTTAGGTATTGCTGCCATTTCTTCTTCTGTTGGAAGTCCTTTAGGTTCATTAAGATTTCTACCAGCTTCTACAAAATCAGGATTAGATAATTCTTTATTTATTATATCCTCAGTTAATTTTACTTCATTAAAAGCCTCAAAAAACTTTGTCTCAGCTGGTGTTAGTTTTTGTCCAAGAAATATTTTATTGTTAATTGTTGCACGTTGGGCTGCTTTACTAAAACCTATAGTACCTGCATTTAAACCTCCACCTATTAATGCTCCTGCACCTCCTGCTATTAGAACATCATTTATATCTATATTATATCTAACGTCATTTCTAATAGCTTCAAAAGCAGCATTCTCACTTGCACCTAATACTGCTCCTATTTTAAAAGCTCGTTTAACATCATAAGCTCTTTTCATAACACCAGTAGTAAGAGCAGTTGCTCCTCCTATAGGACTACTTAAAGTAGTGGCTAAAGCAGTAGTACCTGCTATGACTGCCCATTCAGCTGGGTCAAACATCATAGCAAATATTCTACCTAGTGTGCCTGTAAACCCAGCTTCTTCTATTTCAGCTAAGTTTTTTTGAGTAGCTAAGTTAATCTCTCTTTGTTTCATAGCAGTATTAAAACCATATGAATTAGCATTCTCTAATACATCTATAGCTGCTTCTGTGTTTAACCCTGTAGTTAACTTTGTGATTAACTCAGGGGTAAAATTAGTTATAGGTACATCATCTACAACACTAGCTTTGTCAGCATGGTCTATTATACTAGAAACAAGACTATCTTCTTTATAACCTGTACCAACACTACTCCAAAAACCAGCAACTTCTTTGTTTTCTGCTTCTTGTAGTTGTTGATTTAATATAACACTTTCTTGAACAGTGCTTACTATAGGTAAAGTAGTTTCGTCAGCTACTGCTGTCTCTAAACCTAAATCTTTTAGAAGAGTCATTTGAGACATTTACATTTCCTTTTTATTTATTTATTAGTAACCCAATTATAAGCACTTGTCATAAAGTTCTTAAACTTAGTAGTGTTTGCCTGTGCTTTCATATCTAAGAAAGAAGGTAACTCTTTAGAAGGTACGTTATCATCTGCTGTAAATCTACGTATAGTTATAGCATTAGATAATTCATTCATATCATAAGAACTAAGTTGTACTTGGTCACTTTGGTTACCAGCTATAAAGTAAACTTTACTACCTTCAACTTTAACAACTATACCAGCATGACCTTTGCTACCTATTCTTTTACTTTCTTCTGATGAATGTTGTTTAACTAATACATCACCAGCTTGTGCGTTAGCAAAGCTACCTCTTGGTTGTCCTTCAGGAGCTAAACCATTATAGACAGGTTTACCTGCTGTTTGATAAGTTTTAATACGAGCAAAGTCATACTTGTCTTTAGTTTTAATAAACTTAGAAGTATCAACACCTGAGTCACGTAATACTTGAGTTACAAAAAGAGCACACCAAGAATTATTAGCAACAAAGTTTTCTAAACTTTGACCTTTTTGTTTGACATCTCCTACTATATTTTCCCACATACCATATATAGCTTCTCTTCCTACACTGCTACCCTCAGATACACCTAAGAGTTTAACAGCCATTTCTGCAGGGTTTTTATCTTTTGCTATACTTACTATAGTATCTGTAGAAGGTTTTTCATTTATCTTAAATGTATCACCTTTTGTAAGAGTAGCTGCTTCTGCTTTAGGAAAAATGTAGTCCATAATGCCAGAAGAAACTTCATTAGCAAACTCTTTAGTCTCTTCACCTACAGCTTCTGCCATTTCAAAAGCACGTTTCTTGGTTTGAGTAGCCCATTTATTTAGGCTAATTGTACCATCTTCAGCTACGTTGTACAACATTTCAAACTTAGCTTTAGCTAAAGCTTGAGCTTGTTCAACAGAGCCTTCTGCATATTGTGCTGCTTCTTTAATATGTGCTGTAAATTTTTTCCAAGTTTTTGGGATGTTAGTTACACCTAACTGGTAGCCCATACTAATGATAGCTGACTGTGCTTTTTCAGGTATG